AAAACGTCGGCCTTCCCATTTCATGATCACGGCCATTGCCAAGGCCAAAGCGGTAGCGGTCAACCCTCCGCCAATGATCGTTTGCCGTTTAGTCATCGCAGACCTCTTTACGTAGCCGTTGGATTTCTAACTGCTGCCGCTGTTTTTCAAGCGCGTGCAGCTCTTCTTTACGCTGTGCTTCTTGGGCATTGAGTTGCTCTTGTTGGGCGCTGAGCTGGGCTTGCTGCTGTTTTTCTTCCTGCTTATCCCGTTGTTCGGCACGCCAACGCAAGGTGCTAAAGATGAACTGCACAAACAGCCCACCAAGGCCCGCTAAGGCGCCACAAATGGCGGCCAAGTCATTGGCCGTTAACCCGCCGACCACGGCAGCGGCCCCGCCACTGATGGCGATTTTTTGTCCAAAACTGGCAACGGCCATGTACTGTTTCATGGGTGTAAATCACCTGAGTTGCAGGTAAACATTCTGGCACGAACTTGGTTTAATTGTCGCCTATCATGCCGCTATTTTCGGCTAATTTTCATTAATCAGTTGACATCATGCAAAACAGCGCGGCACAATGCGCCTGCCGTTAATAGCGGCTCGCTCGTCAAGAAGATGCGTCGCCTTATGTCGCTAGGCGTTACCTAAGCGATCCCGTGGCATCGGGTGAACAGGCCACCGCTCGCAGGCCGGTGTGTTGTCTGATGGTGTGATCGATGTCATCGACACACGCGATGGGTGCCCCATTGTTAAACGGGTGTGGCCAGGGGAAGGCGCTGATATTCCCACACGCACACGGGCCTATGCGCTGTAGGGTTTGGCCCGCAACTCATTTTTCCCTTTTATGTCTTAGTCACAGGATATTACTGCCATGGCCGCAACGGATTTTGGCGCAATGGAGCTGCAGAAAAAGCTCGCTTATCGCCATCAAGCCTATGAAGAAATGATCGACCGATTTTTCTTCAGCAAGTTTACCGGCAGCAAAGGCGCTGCCTGCGTGGAACACATTACCGAACTCAGTAAGAACAATAAGGGCGAGGCCGGGGCCTTTTTTCATTTGATCTCACGCATGAGCGGTGGCGGTATCGTTAGCGATAACACGCTGTTAGGCAATGAACGCATGATGGAATCGTATTGGCAGCGGGTCAATTACGATCAAATCCGTAACGGGGTGATTAACAAAGGGCGCCTAGCCGAACAAAAAAGCGTGATCCGTTTTCGCAACCCAGCACGCACCACCTTAGCCAATTGGTTGGCCGATACGTGGGAAGATCAGGCTATTTTGACCGCTTCAGGCATTAGTTACGCCTTTAATACCGATGGCAGCCCGCGTGTGACCCCGCCGGGTCAAGACCCATGGACGGCATTGGCCTATGCCGTGGATGTGCGCCCGCCTTCAAGCAATCGGCATGTGCGTTATACCGCTGCTGGAACGTTGGAGCCGGGCGATACCTCACAAATTACCGCCACGGATTTGCCTAATTATGGCTTGCTGCCGTCCATTAAGGCACGGGCGATGATGAAACGGATTACGCCTATTCGTGCCGGAGGCAAGGATTATTACTGCCTATTGGTGCATGAAGAAACCATGGCGCATTTGTACCGCGATTCTGATTTTCGCCAGTGCTTAATTGGCGGGGATACGCGCGGGGACGCCAACAAACTGTTTACCGGGGCCGTGGTGACGATGAATGGGCTGATTATTCATCCGTATCCGCGCGTGTTTAACACCACAGGAGCCAGCAACGGTAACAAATGGGGTGCTTCAGGCAGCATCAACGGTACGCGCTCGCTGTTATTAGGCGCACAAGCCTTGGCTTTAGCCGATTTGGGCGTGCCGGAATGGGATGAGGAAGAGCTGGATTACCGCAACCGGCAAGGTATTTCCATTGCCAAAATGGGCGGCTGGCTCAAACCGCAATTTCCCAGTTCCTATGACGGTGGCAGCGTCGAAGATTTTGGTGTTATCGCCATTGATCACGCTATTTAATAAGGAATCCGATCATGACGAAAGTACAGTTTGAACGGCAAAGCGCTTTAGCCAGTTGTGTAGAACTCACCTCGGCCAGTATCGGTAAAACGATAGACATTCCCTTACCGCCGGGTGCGGTAGTGCTCCTTGTAGGCATCGTGGTGGACAGTCCCTTTGATGGCAACACCCCCAGCGGGCGGCTGCATATCGACGGGGTCACGGTGTTAGGCCGATCTTTTGAGACAGAAGTTCGGGCAGCCAACAGCCCCATACGTTATTTTCCTGATGGGGTCACGCTTAGCGTGCAAGCCAGCGGCACCGATGTGACGACCGGCCACGGGATCTGTTTTGTCGAATATATCGTTGTGGGCCGGGCCAATGAGGTGTACGGATGAAATTCAAACATCACAGCGGTATTCGGCTGGCCTTAACCAGTGGGCATATCACATGTGTCGGTACGGATTGGCAAACCCTGTTGCCCTTATTCCACGCTGAAGCCTTAGCCCGCGGCTGCCACTGTGAGCGGCCATTAGCACCGTCTAAAACGCAAACTATTTCTGCCAGTACGCAGGCGGTGACACCCTTGGATGAAGCCAGCGCCATTGCTGCAGGCATGAGCACCTTACTTAAACAAGGTCATAACCAAGGCCTTACCGCTGATGGCTTACCCAATGTGGACGTGCTATCGGCACAGGTGGGGTTCACCGTGGAAAAAGAGCAGGCTCTAGCAGTGGGGCGGCACATGCAAAGCGCCCCATTAGCACCTGGCTCGGTACAGGCCAGCAAACCGTCCGCCGCCAAAAAGCGCAGCAGTGCGCCCAAGGCCAGCCCTATAACCGCTTCGGCCTGAGCGTATGACGGTTGCTGAACTCATTGCCGCCTACCGGCAGCGGCTGCATGACGACACGCCGCCGTATTTTGCCGATGATGCGCACGTCATTACCCGGCTCAATGCGGCACAAACACAGGCGGCGTTGCGCGCCAAATTGCTCTGGCATACGGCAGTGATCAGTGTGCCTGCTGGGCAGCCGTCGGTCGTCTTGCCCGATCGTTTATTTGAACTGGATAGCGTGCATGCGGGATTAAACGGGCAGTTGATGCGCCCGGTACGCTTAACGGGATGGGATGAGGTACAGCGCCGAGGCTTAGCACCCCGTCGGGAACCCGGCAGGCCGCGTTTAGCCGTGCATGATCCTGGCCGAAACGAACTGGCGATCTATCCGGCCCCAGCTAATGGGTGCGTGGTGGAGGTCAGCGGCTATCGCTTGCCGCTGGTTCCGATGACGGCACTGACCGATAGCCCAGAAATTCCCGATTACCAACAGGCTGATTTGGTGGAATGGGTCGCTTATAGCGTGTTATCCAGCCAAGACAGCCAGCTTTATGACTTGCAAGCGGCAGAACTGGCCCTTGCCCGGTTTACTGCCGCTTTTGGCCCGCAACGTAGCGCTGCGCTCATGCACCGCCACGCCCGCAGGCAGCGTTACACCACCGGCTACGGAGGAATTGATTAATGACAACACAATTATCACTGTGGCACGTTGCGGGATTGTGGCTGATGGGCGTTGCATTAGTCGCTGGCAAGGTGTGGCACTGGCCAAGTGGGTGGTAACGATGACACCTATTCGTACTGTTGCGGCTGGCCCGTGGCCGTTGGGCATAAACAATACCGCCCCTGAAGGGGCGCTGCCGCGTAATGAAGCCGGTCGTCCGCTGGCCTTGCGTGAGGCAGACAATATCGACCTGAGCAAAGAAGGTCGGGTTCGCCGCCGTGACGGTTACAGCGCGGTGTATCAGGCGCAATTAGCGCATTCTTTGTGGTCAGATGCGGCGCTGGATGTGGCTTTATTTGTTGATCAAGGCCGCTTACATGTGCTGCACAGCGATGAATCGGTCAATGATTTAGGTATTGTTGTCGGTCATTTTCCGCTGAGTTACGCTTTACTCGACAACCGCATTTATCTGAGCAATCGCACCACATGCGGGCTGGTGAATGTGCCTGATTGGACATGGCATGCTTGGGGAGCACCCGCTACACCGGCTATTGGCCCGTACACCGTCGTTGACGGTTTTGCCCTGCCCAAAGGCTTATATCAATTGGCCTTGACCGTAACCGATTCATTAGGTCGGGAATCGGGTGCAGCGCAAGCGGCGCAATGTTATGTGTCGGGCGATCAAGGCATTCACTTGCTGCACTTGCCGCCCATCAGTGAAGGCACGCTCAATATTTATGTGTCTGATGCCAATGATCAGGTGCCGCGCTTAGCGACCCGTTTGCTGCCCGGCCAACGTACCTATCTGATTACAGATGTCGCTAACGGCCCGGCATTGACAACGGCTTTGCTGGATCAGCTACCGCCGGGGCAACTGACCTGCATTGCTCATGGTCGGCAGTGGGTCGCTGACGGGCGCATCTTGCGTTTTTCTCCACCGCTGCGCTACGGCATGACCGATTTGGCACATAACTTAATCGCTTTTGATGCGCCCATTGATCTGTTGCAAGCCGTTGGTAGCGGCAGCGAAAACGCCGGTTTATTTATCGCTGCTGGACAACGTACTTACTGGCTCGCCGGGGCTGACCCGGCGCAGTTTCGTTTGGTCGATGTGCAGCGGCACAGCGCCGTTCCCGGCACCGTGACCCAGATTCCCGGTCACAGTGTGGGTTTTGACGATGACCAGCTCTACACCGCGTGGCTTTCGCGCAGTGGCCGCTTTGTTGTGGGCCTGCCCGGTGGGCAGATTCAACCGCTTAATTCGCCTGATGCGGTGATTGACCAGGGCGGTCGGGGAGCCAGCTTGTTTACCGAACATGGCGGATTACAGCAACTCATCACGACTTTAAAAGGGCGCAGCAAACACGGATTAGGCATTACTGACCGCGCCGTGGCCCATGTGATTTATGACGCACGTACCCCATGAACACGCCAAAACCCCAACCCCAACGGCCGCCTGCCTTGCACCAACAACGCCGCGCCATGTGTCGCCAATGCCCGCATACGGTGCAAAACCTCTTATGCGCCTTATGTGGCTGCCTGCTAGCGGCCAAAACCCGGCTTAAGGGGGCGCACTGCCCGTTAGGCAAGTGGTGAAACCGTTCATGTCTTTACTAAAAGGAATCCGCTCCCATGTTTGCCCTAACCCCTGTTTTGGCGCGTGATGCACTACGCGCCATCGCTCAGCACAAAGCCGACATCACTGACCATGGGCTGTATGTTCCCAGCACACAATTGTTTGTGTTGGGTCATTTCACGGCCCGCATAGCCCGGCCTGGTGAACCGTTCGGCCCGCCGACTATTGCACCCAATCGCGTGGTCAACCAAGGGTTAATCTTTGCCTTGAATCTCATTGGCAACCACGCCTCGCCGCTGTCATGGTATTTAGCCCCGTTTGCTAACGATGTGGTCGTCTCGCCGGATTGGACAGGATCAAACTTTGTGGCTGCGGCAGGTGAATTTACCGCCTATACCGCGGCCAGCCGCTTGCCGTGGAATAGCGCAGCGGCCACCAATACGGCGCAAGTGACTAATGCCGCCGATATGAGCAATGCGACCTTGGAATTTAACCCCGGCGGGCCGTATACCGTACGCGGTTGCGCGTTGCTGACCACGCCGGCTAAGTCCAGCACTACCGGCCAGCTCTTTGCTGCCAGCCGCTTTGCCAATGACTTAACCGGCTTAACCGGCGGCAGTAAGTTGGCACTGGAATATGCCCTCTCTGCCGTGGATGAGGCCGACGTTTAAACCGTGGCCGGGCGCTACCATAAGGAAGTCATGCTGCGTTTGCAGGGCAACTGCGACCATGCACAATGGCACGTGCCTGCTGGCCGTTTGCTGATGGGGCAGGTGATGGAACAAGCGGCCTTTAATGACTTAGGCACGCACCGCCTGATTCGTCAACAGGCCGACGGTACGCTGATCACCGCAGAAAAAATCGGGGCATTGGCCCGGCTCACCATTCACGCGCGGGGAGGTGGATCAGGTCAGCGTGCTGTACCACGTCGGGGCGCGCTGTTAGTCATGGGAGAAAAGAGAGCCGCTCACACCCCTGCGCTACCGGTTATTTTGGATCACGATAAGGACAATCACTGGCGCGCTTATTTTGCTCATAGCAACGCACCGGGTTATTACCCCGATGCGGGAACGTACAGTGCGGTATTTCCCTCCTCTCACCGACCGCTGGCAGGCAACTGTTTTCATGCTAATGCCGAAGGGCTGGTCACCTCATGGATGTCAACGGCACTGTTGGTTGCGCCCAAGGGACACCATCCAAGCACTATGTATGATCGCAGCGTGTATTGCTTGGGACAACAGGTGTTGCGGGTGATTCCTGAGTTACGGGTCTTATGCGCCGTGATTGAGGAAAACGTGCTCTATGCCGTGCTGGCTAATTTAAGCACACCGTTAGATTATCCATTGCGCCCCAATACGCCTAGCGGCCCCGGCGATGCGTGGGCTTCACGTTGGTATAGTGAGGCGGCCAACCCCACCGGGCTGTACCGTTTTTCCCTAAAAACCAAGGTTATTGAGGCTAGCGGGCATTATTATTATGTCGCTGGCCCCGGTACACTCATTAGCACCTGGAATTTGCTTCGCTGCTATAACCGCTGGACATTTGATAACGAAAAACGCCAGTTTGTGAGTGTGCAATTACCTCGGCAGCCCATTTTGCGCTATGTGCGTGGTCAGCTGGTAGAGGCACCGTCTCATAACGAGGCCCTTGTTCGTATTGATCTTAACGGTCACTTGTCAGCTGAACTGGCCGGAGATGTTATTTTTGAGGAGGGCGGGCAACAGATTCACTTAGAAGCGGTGAAAAACGGCTTTGATTACCGCACGCCCGACACGGTTATTCCGGCCCTACGTGCCAGCGCCGATGCGATTGGATTTAATGCCTTGGTGTATGCCCATTGCGCCACACGTCATTATTTGGTGCGCCACACCACCCGCTGGCGGGATGCCGACATCACAACCCGCAATGGGTATGAAGGCAGCCAAATGGGTATTTGGGCACAGGGTGAAGAACAAAATGCCTTTTCTCGTGGCACCAATCAGGTTACTGCGCATGATCCGCATGTACTTATTAATCGTATTTTGCCGGATTTAAGTGGTTCGGGTATTACCACGCTGTGTTATGGGGCGGTGGGTTGGCCGGTCTTTGATGCCAGTGACCCCCAGCGCTGCCGAGGTATTTTAGATTCAGGCCGGTTAAATGCCGACCATACCGGTTATCGCCATGTGCATTCGGGCGTGGCGGTAGGTAGATTAAGCCTAGGCAGTGCAGAAGAGGCACATTGGCCTGATACCTTTAGAGATACGCTTCGTTTTGATCCGGCCACGTTAGACCCGGTATTCAATGAATCAAGCCGTATGACGCTTAATACCAATGCCGCCGTCTGTGACGATGTGCTGGTGGCGTGGGCCTATAACCAATGGCCCGCTAGCGCATTTGCTAGTGAAACGTATCTACCCGGCGCAGATTTAAATGCGTTAACCGGTAATGCCTTTGACTACAAACGTTTTTGCCCGCTAGGTAAACCCCATCCTCAACAGCCGCGTCAGGTGAAAACATGACTACCCTACCCACTATTCCACCGGGTTTGTGGCTGCGCGCAATCAGGGGATGGCCTTTGCCACGCTGTTTAGAAATGGCTGCATGCAGGTGTATTCCGGGCCGCAACCGGTGAATGCCGATGCCGCACCTACAGGACACCTTCTGGCCCGCATTACCCGTAACGGCGGGTCGTGGACGGCGGGATTACCGGATAACGGTTTGCAGTTTGTCGCTGCCGGGCGCTATATCCTCAAAGAACCGACACATCGTTGGTATCTCACTGGGCTAGCCGAGGGTATTGCCGGTTGGTTTCGCCTGCTGCCCAACACGCCCGACCCCCACACGCATTCACTGACCGCCGTGCGCATTGATGGTGCGGTGACAATGCCCCCGTCCATGGGCGAATTATTGATGAGTAACAGCACGATAACACCGACCACGTCTTTGCTTGTGCCGCATTGGTGGCATGGGACACCGCCTTTATAAGGAACTGGCCTTCCATGGCGAAACATTATCTATGTCGATCAACCCCAGCCCGCACATCTGTGTACGGTCGTTCATCGCCGCGTGAGCCATGGCTCACCAGCGCGGCGATTCACCCGCATGGGTGGCATGGGACACCCCCGCTTTAGCTAAGGAAAATCATGTTCAAAAATACGCCTGAATTATCTCAACAGATGCTGCAAAGCCTGTACTACGCCTTGCAAAATGGAGCCATTCATATTTTTAGCGGTAACGAACCGGCCAATGCCACCGATGCCTTGGATATGGGCGCCGAACACACCCATTTATGTACGCTCACGCTCAATGGCGATGGCGCGACCGGCCTGAGCTTAGACAGCCCGAACGGCAATTTAATTGCCAAACCGGTTAATGCGGTATGGAAAGGTCTCATTGCTTTTGACGGCACTGAAGCCGGTGCCACGGCCTTAACGCCTACGTTCTTTCGTTTTTGCGCAGATGGCGATGATGGACGCAATCAAGGCAATAACGCGCCACGGATTCAAGGCAGTGCCGGTGGCCCGGCCAGTGGGGCAGACATGCTCTTAGGCAGCGACCTGCTTACTGACGACGGTAGCAGCACGGTCACGCTGTCTATTTTCAACTATCGCCTTGCCTGATGTTGTCTAAGTTACCCATTATCGTGGAAACGCCGTTTATCGCGGGTACGCCGGGGCAAGAGGCGTATACCTGGTGTCCGCCACCCACACCGCCTCCGGCTCCACCCACTTCTAACCCGTGGTTTGCTGGACTACCCGGCGTGAGGTGGAATAGCGGGGGCTGCTGGATTGATCATCAGGTATTTTGGCAAGCGATGTTTGAGCGCGGCATTCATAGCGTGCAAGTGCCGCCGGGCTGTGTGTTCTATAACCTGCCCCCGCCGGGCCAAGGCACAGACAGCGCATGAGTACCCGCTACACCGACCGTAACGGCAGCGTGCATTATCCGGCCATTGCTGCTGTGCCGCCGGTGCTGTACACGCGCACGCAAACGCCCACGCAGGCTTGGGATGCCGGGGCCAATAGCGTGAGGCAATTGCTGGGCGATGTGCGCTTGGCATTTTCCGGGGTGCCGCCGCCGGTGGGCAGCGTGATTGGGCTAACCGTAGATCGTCAAGCGATAACAAACCCGCAACGTATGGCCTTTGCCTGGTACTTAACGTTGCATGCCAGCGGCAGCCCGCACGCGCTGTGTTATGAGCACGGTGTGATCACTTCAGCAGCCTATGCCTATGATGAAAGCAGTGTATTTGCCATTGAACGACGCGGGCAGCAGATTTTTTATTGGTTAGACGATGTGCTACGCCGCCGCACCGTATCTACCTTACCTATCGATAAAGCGGTGTCCGTTGGTGCAGCGCTGTATGGCGGTTATGACCGCTTACCCAGTACCTAATCATGCCCATTTCCTTTGACGGCTTAGGCCAAAGTACAACGGGAGCCATTGCTAAAGGCGGCGTATCGGCGCAAGGCATAGCATTAGCTAATCCATCAACGATAGCCCAAGGTGTGCTGACCATTGGCGGGCAGGCTTATGCACAACCGCCTGCTCCACCGGTTTATACCCACGATACACTCGCTCAGGCCGAAGGAATGATTCATGCCAGCGCTCAGGCGTTGGTGTTGGCCTTATCACCGGACATTGCCGCCGCGTTAGGGCAAATACGTAGTCACGGCAACAGTGCCGGTACGGTGGTCATTGCGGCTGCCCCGCCCGCACCGCCGCGCTTATCCACGGCCAGCGGCTGGCTATCGGTTGTCGGTAACGCTTATGCGGCTGTGGACATCAGCGCCCGCGTTGCTGCGGTGCAAGGTCAAGCCAGCAGCGGGGCTATGGCCCAAGGTCAGGTACGGATTATTGGACAAGCCGGGCAAGCCTTTGCCGGTGGACAAGCCAGCCTGTTTTTGACCGAACCGCCCAGCGTCATTCAAAGTTATGCCGGTATTAGCTTTGAGCGCATTAATGACATCCTCGTGCTCGGCAGCCGGGCCGATCCGCTCTATACCGCTGTGACCCGCGAACCTTTTTACTTGGGCAGCCACGCGCATAGCCGCTACAGTGGCAACGTAACGATCAGCGAACGGCTAGCTTGGGTCTTACGCCTGTATTGGCTGATTCATGCGCTCAGTTATAGCGGTTTAGCACTCAATAGCAGCGCACAAGCCGATTACACGCTCATTGCTCGGTTGATTAACCGCTTGCTACTCACCGGAAGCGCCACGAGTGTGGCCCAAGCGCAGCAACAGCTACTGGATGCCCTGGTATTGGCTAGCCTCAATCAGGCCCTGCCCAAAGCCGATACGGTCGATACGCTGGCCCTTAGTGGACAAATACAGACACTGTACACGGCATGGGGCGGGCTGCTCGAACGGCTGGCGTTGCAGTCTCATGCTCACGGCAGCTACCGCTTAACGGTGCTGCTTAAGGACACATTCGCCTTGGGCGGTGCGGTTAATCGGCGTGCTGAATTGATCGCTCAATTACGCGAGAGCATCGGCTTTGCCCTGCATGTGGATGTTGACGATGGGCAGTACGTGGCGTGGGTGATGAACACCCAATCTCGTGCGGTGCATCGGTATGTGAATTTCCCGTTTAATAGCTTTGCTCAAATCGGGTCGCGTTATTACGGATTGCACGGCAGCGGCTTAATGCGCCTGCATTCAGGTGATACCGATAACGGCCAGCGCATTGATGCGCGCGTGCGTGGCCAGTTGCCCGATGATGACCCCCGGCTGTATGCCTTCCCCGCCGCACGTATTGTCCATGTGCGCGATATTTGGGGGCAAAGCCTGTGGCAGCCCAGTGGTGATGAAGAAAGCCAAATCTTTGGTTTTTATTACCACGATTACGGCGACCTAGAATGGTGGCCTGACAAACCTAAATGGGACAGCCCCGACGGATCGAACCAATGGCCAGGCTTAGATGTCAGCGCTAATGTGTGTTACGTGCTGGATGTCATGTTCACTACCCCCGATAAAACGGTATTAGGGCAAGCCTCCGTGATGTTTAACGTTATGGCGTGGTGAAAATGAGGATTATCTTGACACAAATGTAATCGATCAATTACATTTGATCGTATGTTCATTATTAAGCCCTTACCCGAATTTATGCGCTGGCTTCTTGGACTGCCTGATCCCAAAGTGCGTGCCATTATTGCCGCACGCATTAAGCGCCTTGAACGGGGTTTATGGGGTGATACAAAACCTGTGGGCAATGCGGTCAGTGAGCTGCGTATTCATATCGGGGCCGGTTGGCGTATTTATTTCACCCGCCACGGCCAGCACGTTATCGTGTTGCTGGCCGGCGGCAGTAAGCGCACGCAGCGACAGGATATTGAACGCGCCCAGGCCTTAGCCGCACACATAGCGCCTTTCATTTCTGATAAGGAGGATCACGATGAATCTACCGATAATTGATGTCAACACGTTGCCGGACTTTGATGCCGCACCGTTTTTGGATAGCGAACTGGCTATTGTCGCTTATCTGGCTGACATTCTAGAAGCGGGCGATGACGGTTTACTGGCCGCTGCTCTTGGTGATATTGCTCGCGCACGAGGTATGAGTGACATTGCTCGTGCTGCCGGTTTAACCCGTGAGGCACTGTACAAAGCATTGCGCCCCGGTAGTAAACCGCGTTTTGACACGATTAACCGGGTTTGTCGTGCCTTGGGCGTGCGTTTGGTAGCCCAGCCTATGACACGTTGGGTCAGTTGAAAGGTTAATAATATTATTTTCAGCGAAATTGGCGTTATCTTCCTCTAACATGCCGCTATAATCGCTCAACATGCAATATCGTTGAGAGCCTATGGCAACGGGCAACAATCGGGATACGGCCCGTGACATTTTCTGGCGGGTAGAGGAAGGTTTGCGGCGCGGCCATGAAGGCTATATCGCCTATGCCGCGCGATTGGAGGATTACTACATTGGAGCCGGTCGGCAATGGGATCGTCATCTGCGCGCGGACGTGGAAAACCAAGGCCGTCCGGCCATTGAATTAAATTTGTGCATGCAGGCGGTCAATGCCGCCGTGGGCTATCAGATTCAAAACCGGGTGGATATGGCTTGCCAGCCCAAAGGCGGTGAGGCCGATGACGCCAAGGCCAAAGTGCTTTCCCGTGTGCTCAAACACGCCTTGGACAACACCCATTACCGCTGGCACGAAACACAGGCGTTTATGGATGGCCTGATTCAACAACGCGGTTGGTTAGATGTGCGCTTGTCGTATGAAGATAACGACGACGGCGAGTTGAAAATCACCACCTTTGACCCGCGTGATGTGATGCCTGATCCCGATGCCACCGGCTATGACCCGGACACGTGGGCCGATGTGTCGATTTTGCGTTGGCTCACGGCCAACGAAATTGAGCAAGAATATGGCAAGGAAGCGAGCAAGGAGATTGTGGCCCAATCGGCGCAGTATGTGGATCGGCATTGGAGCCTTGATTACGGCGTAGAGCGTTCAGGTTTTGGGCATGATTTACCGCCCAGTTATGCTATGGGCTGCGGTTGGGTAGGCGCGGATAACGGCTGGCGGCGTTACCGCATCGTAGACCGGCAAAGCCACGAATACCAGCACACCTTAATAGCCAAATACCCCACCGGCGACCTACGCATTATTGAGGGCATTGAACCTGATGCCTTAGCGGCACTGATTGAACAGGGCGTGATCGTGATGAAACGGCGTATTCGCCGCGTGCGCTGGCAAGTGGCCGGGCCGGAAGTGACCTTGTATGACCAGCTTTCACCCTTTGAGCATTTCACTGTGGTGCCGTATTTCCCCTATTTTCGGCGAGGTAAAACCATTGGCATGCTGGATAACGCGGTGCAAGTGCAAGATTTGCTGAATAAATTTGTTAGCCAATACGCCCATATCGTTAACGGCAGTGCCAACAGCGGCTGGCAAGGCGAGGCCGATAGCTTGGTCAATATGAGTGATCAGGAGTTTGTTGAACACGGTGCAGAAACCGGTCTGGTGCTGCTGCGTAAACCCGGCGCGCAACCGATGATCAAGATTGAACCGAACAGGCCACCCAGTGGTATTGAGCATATGATTGGTTTTCTGCAATCCAATATGCAGGCGGTCACAGCGATTAATGAATCAGCGTTGGGCGCAGATAAGGCCCAAATGAGCGGTGTTGCCATCCAATCACGGCAATTTGCTGCACAACAGGCATTAGGCATTTGCTTAGATAATCTCTCCCGCACCCGGCAAATGCTGGCTTTGCGCTGCATCAAACTGATTCAAAAATTCTATACCGCACCGCGCGTGATTCGCATCAGCCAAACCGATGAATACGGCCTAGCGCAACAACAGGCGCTGGCATTGAACATGCCGCAAGACGACGGCAGCGTGCTTAATGATTTGACTATCGGCGAATACGACGTACAAATCAGCGAACAACCCTATGCCGTGACCTTTGATAACAGCCAGTTAGAGCAAATGGAGCGCTTGGTTAAAGACATGGGCATTCCCATTCCCCATCCCTATATTGTCAAAGCGTCCACGCTGGCCGATAAGAACGAAATCTCCCAAGCATTACGCCAATGGCAAGAGCAAAGCGCGCCGCCTGACCCACGTATTGAGGCACAAGTCGAAAAAATCCGCGCCGACAGGCGCAAAGCCGATAGCGAAGCGGTGAACAAAGCCATTGACGCGCAATATTCGGCTATTCGTACTGCCGTACAGTTAGCGCACATGCCGCAAACGGCTGAGCTGGCCGATGCGCTATTGCGTTCTGGCGGTTTTGTGGATCGAGACGGCCCGCCGATTGTTCCGCAACCGGATACCCATAGCATCGAACACGCCGCTAAAAGCATGCAACCGGATGACTTTCCCACAATGGAAAGCACTACCGATGAACCCGCACCCAATCCGGCCGTGGGTGTGGATGTGGGCCAGCACCACGACCAGCGTGTTGGTTTAAATCCGCAATGGATAACCCCACCCGATCCCCGTAATGGAAGCGTTTAACTGATGAATACAAGTCGCTTAGATCCCGAAACCGAACTGCACGATACCGATGAATTAGATGATGTGTTGGATGAAGCCTTAGACGAACCCGGCGAAGAAGCCGTTGATTTCACGCCTGAAACGCAAACCGATCAAGCGCGCCAATCGGAAAATACGCCTGCTACCGAAACACCCGAGCATAAAATCAATGGGCTGCTTAACGAGTTACGCCATACCCGCGAAGAACTCAAGGCCCTACGCGCCCAACAGCAAGCACAGGCAAGCCACACGCCCATCCGCGACTTTGCCGCTGAAAAAATGCGCCTGCAAAAGCAATGGGAGGATGGTGAATTAGACAGTGACGCTTACCAAGACCAACGCGAAACACTGATTTTAGAACAAGCCCAGCACTTGGCGGCGACCCAATTTCAGCAATTGCAACACCACCAGCAGCAACAGGCCCAAGCCCAAGCGTGGCAACAGGTCATCGGCCCATGGGAAGAAAAACATGCGGACTTTCTTGCCAATCCGATTCGGCGTAACGCCGTCAATGAGCTGATTGCCACTTTAGACAGCGATCCCCATACCCGCCTAAGCGATGAGGAATTACTCGCCAAAGTGGAAGCGGCCGCCTTTGATGCCTTTAACTGGCAACCCAAAACCGCCACGCCACACACCACGCCCCGCGCCTTAGCCACCGCCCGCGCGTTGGCCGCTGCCTCAGCCACCCCACCGCCGCCGGTTCGCGGAGCAGGCAGTGCCTTAACCGGCGCTTCGGTCAATCTGGAAACCTTGCGCCCCGGCCAGTTTTCCAAATTGCCGCCACACGTGCGCAAAGAGCTATTAGGCGAAGACGATTAACCTCTTTATTACTTTATCTGCGATCAATAGCTGTCATCACGTTGCTAACTACCAGCTTTGTGGGTGGTTGGCAGTGGCGTGAAATGAAAGCACAGCGTGATTTAGCCCAACTTCAAAGTGACTACGCCGAGCAACGCGCCGCCGCGCAGCAACAGGCTCGCCAACGCGAACAGGTTTTACAGCAGAAAATGCAGGACATTCAATATGACACACAGCAAAAACTGGCTGAGATTGCTGCTCTTGAACGCGCTGCTGCTGATCACCGGGTGCGCGAACTTACCGCCCGCTACGCCGCCGGTTCAAACCATCCACATTCCCCCACTACCGACCGCTGCTCAGCAGAACGCGCCCGAACCAACGTGCTCGCCGAGCTGCTTGCAGACCTTGATGAATTGGCGGCAGTCTTTGCCCTTGAGGCTGACCGACGACGAATAGCGGGTTTAGCCTGCGAAAAAGCGTATGCACAGATACGAAAAGGGCATTAAAACCGGCTGATTCACAGCCCAATGTTGATTTTTTAGGCTAGTGTTGCGGGTAGATAGCAGTGGTCAAGAGCCACTCTAAATTTCCGTTTTATCTTCCTCAATATGAGGTACACTTTTCGGAAATTTAAGAGGAACAATCGTGATTAGTTTTGCTTTAACAGCGCCGAATATCTCCAGTAGTTGTGACAATGTTATCGATGACCCAGAACAAAGAGCCGCGCATCTACAAAAATTGCATCCTGATTTGGAAGAGGCTTTGTTTTATGAAGTGATGGGTGCAGGATTAGCCCGTCGTAGGGAAACTACACGCGCATCGGCCCCGGGAGCAGCCGGTGTGCAGCAATGGCTTGAAACCGTTGAAAGCACGCGTACTTTACTAATTGAACGCCACTGGCATCCTCAAGAAAGAGACAATTGCCCTTTCATCACTGCACCGGATTATTCCATCTCAATAGTGTTCATGACAGGAGATGAGTACACAGGAAGAAAAAACGGTAGAGACCCTACCAATCAAGCAAAAAAAGGAGCTGTCACAAAGCGCTTTATTGAGCAAAATCAACAATTGGAACTTTTTAATACCCCGTCCGTTTACGTTTTTCTATATCACTACGATAAAAAATTGTGTGAGATTCGCTCTGAATTGTCTCTACCGACCAGTTTTAGCGACGGAAAAATCACGGCATGGGGTAGTCGTCTGATTCTGGGCAGTATTTCGAGTGACCCAGCTGGCTTTACGATTAATAAAGACAAACCCAATGCACCGGCTACAGTAGACGTTGAACCTAAAACTGGTACATTTTGAGTTATTGATTATGTTAAATGCAGCCATTAACTCATTAAATTTGAGTGAAATTAATCCCAAACAAATTACCTTCGCTAGAGTAAGGCGACGTGTAACCAAAGCACAGTTAGCGAGGGACTTGGGTATTACTAGCCGTAGTTTGCAAAACTACGAAACAGGGGCATCGGCACCCAATCCTGAGCTTTTATTTCGTATCGCAAAACGATTGGAATTTCCTGAATCATTTTTCTTTCTTGAAGAAGATATGCCGGAAATGAGAGAAGATGCAGTCAGTTTTCGCAAACTCTCAAAAATGACCAATGCGATGAAAGCCTGCACGTTCGCCGTGGCTGCCATGGCCTTCAAGGTCAACCAATGGATTGAAGAACGTTTCCATCTACCACAAGCTAATTTACCCGACCTAAGTGATTTAGAGCCTGAAGAAGCGGCCGCGACCTTACGCCGACTATGGGGCTTGGGAAATGCACCCATTCCTAATATGGTTCATTTGTTGGAATCCAAGGGAATCCGTGTTTTTTCTCTGACGGAAGAAACCCGTGAGGTAGATGCTTTTTGTGCTTGGCATGAAGACAAACCCTTTATTTTTCTCAATACTTTTAAGTCTGCCGAGCGCAGCCGCTTTGATGCCGCACACGAACTGAGCCATCTGGTGCGCGACATTTACACCATGCAGCATGGTCGCAAGCATGGGCCGGAAATGGAGCGGCAAGCTGATGCTTTTGCATCGGCCTTTTTGATGCCCAAGGAAAGCGTCGTCGCTAATCGGCCCCCTCTCTACGACATCCCTTATTTAATGAAATTAAAACACTATTGGGGAGTGTCATTAGCGGCTATGGCTTATCGATTTAATGCACTAGGCTTGGTCAGTGAATGGAATTATCGAAAATTATGTATAGCCATTGCCAAGAAAGGCTACCGTACAAAGGAGCCTGAGCCGATGCAAAGAGAATCATCCCAACTGCTTACCAAAGTATTTGACTTTTTGCATAGCCGAAAACAAAGTCGGCGTGAAATCGCAAAAAGCCTTCATCTACACGTAAATGAGATCAATGCACTGACCTTTCAATTTGCTAAGTTATCCGTAGTTTCAGGAACAGCTATTTCACAGCCACATACGCCACCACGGGTTCCACCAGTATTACGTTTGGTTAAAACAACATCTAAGCAAATTGCGGCTTCTCCTATCCATTCAAAAAGTAGCAATCTATCGCCCTTTTGGGCATAACGTTCATATAAAAACCGAATGATTTTCGATTGACATTTGTAGTTTATTTATTACAATCAATCGCATGTTTGAAATTCAGCAAACCGACACATTTCGCAAATGGATAGCTAAGCTCAAGGACAAGGTCGCCGTAGCTATCATTGTTTCACGTCTTGTTCGGCTTGAATCCGGGTATCTGGGAGATGCTAAGCCGGTAGGTGCTGGAATCAGTGAGTTGCGTATTCACCATGGGCCAGGTTATCGGGTGTATTTTCGCCGAGAAGGTGAACGAATTATTGTGTTGTTATGTGGTGGCGACAAAGACAGTCAACAGCGTGACATTCAGCGCGCTCGACAACTGGCCGTGCAGTGGAATCAAGATAATGAGCAAGATGACGATGAAAACAGCAGAACGGCTAACCCCGTTTGATGCCGCCAAGCTTTTAGAAACCGATGAAATGATTTCAACGTTTATGAGTGAGGCATTTAAAACAGGTGATGCTGCCTATATTGCACATGCCATTGGTACGGCTGCCCGTGCCAAAAGCATGATGCAGGTAGCACGCCAAAGCGGGCTGTGTCGCGAGCAGCTTTATCGCTCTTTCAGCGAACAGGGCAATCCCACGCTACGCAGCTTGCTAGCCGTGCTAGATGCACTAGGACTGGATTTAACCGTGAAATCCAAGGCATTACAGCAAGCAGTTTGAGATAAAACAAGGTTGAAATAGTTTGTTCTGTCAGTCTTATTGGTGCAGTTGAGTCTGCGCCAATTTCGCTCTATCTAACAGAAAATTCTTAGCCGCCCTAAAACATAATAGTAGCAATAAGCTAGCACGAAAAATACATAAAAAGGTGGACGGGTATCAATTAATTGATTTCTCCGCTTAGGAAAATTGTTTCTTAATCAGTATCAAAATAGATACTCATGGTGTCGTTGTACCGTGGCAATACCACATTAAGTTGCTGTCTAAATGTATCGTAGTTTTTGCTTAATTTCATTATCGTGATGACGGCTGCTAAATGCTCACGCAATTTAGGATGACCGTGATTAACGGTTAATCGTTGATGCAGTTTGCCGTGTTTTTCGTCTTGAGCGGCTTGTTTTTTCAGTTCCTCTAAAACGCCCAGCGCTAGTCGTTTATAAATAAAATGGGGCTGAAGTAGATTAGATGCTAATCCAATCTACTATGATCAAGATAACTCGTTGTAAATTAAGTAAAAACACTCAGAAGAAGTTGCTGGATTTTTTGTACTGGAAGTCACAGCCCGTTCTGCTGCTGACCTGCTTGGAATCCAGCCCAATACAGCGATTCTTTTCTATC